CGATACTTGATATCTTCAGTCTTTATTCCGGTAGAAGTGTCAATGCGGAGGAGTTCTTTTATCTCTCGTAAGTGGCCAGTTAGAATGAAATCACAAGGGAGGCGCATCAGTTTTCTGATATAGTTTTGCATGTAGACTTTCTGTGGCATGTAGTCACGACGATGCATTGGAGCAGTGCCCTCACGCTGTTGACTCTTAAGTTGATAATTCATCACAGTGTCGCCAAAGGTGGTGGCGCTATCAATGCAATAAGTTCCAAACTTTTCAAAATAACCTATTTGAAGTCGGATGTCGATAGTCTTCATCCAATCAGCAAATACGTTAGGGTTGAATGGATCTTCGCTTTCCCACTGAGTGTCAACTACCACTTGCCCGTTAGGGTTCTTTTCACTTCTTATTAAGTCACGTAAGCACTTTGTTCCTCCAGGATCGAAGGAATCAACATGGAGAGGCATCCTTGCGGAGCGCAGGAGGTATGTCTTTCCACTGTTTGTTTCTCCAGTTACTAGTGCAGAGAAACGTTTTTGTAAGTGGTCTCCATTATAGTACTTTGTTACCTTTTCAAGTTCCTTTTTGTAATCATAAGGCATTTAACATCTCCTATCTAGCCATTCAGCTATGTCTTTTCTTACGCTATCTATGTCACTGATGTAGAGATCTATTATGAGAGTTTGAAACATAGATCTGTGTTCAAATCTTCCAAAGTCAGATAATAAATCTTTTATTAATCCTTTTAGAAGTTCGTCTGTTAGAGTTATCCTTACTCTTTTTTTCCAGGGTATTTTCATTCTAAGTACCTCCTTTTTAAAATTTTCCCTACCGCATCAGGGATTGATTTAATAACTGTATCATTCCAAGGGGTAGGTTTATCTCCACTGATGTTGATTAGTTGATCGACGATATCTTTGACTGAGATCTCATGACGCAAAGCGAGTGAAATCATTCTCCCTGTAACCTCTGCCTTGGCCATAGTTGAAGCACCACTTTTTCCAATAGTGCAGAAGACTTCAAATGGTTCTCCGGTTTCGTCTTCACTGATAGTTATGTAAAGTGAACCGTGACCCGTTTGGACTTTAGTTGTTTTTGAGTTAAGAGTTTCAGGTCTTTGTTTTTTCACTTTAGTTTTTCCATTCTAAATCCTTTTTAACTCTAGTATCCATTGCCGAAGGATCCCAAAACTCTACCTTGAATCCAAGCGGAGGTTCATAACATCTTTGTAATGGATTAGCCCATGATAGACAATAGTCGTGGAACTCACATCCTCGATAAGAAGTACATGATTTAGGATTCATTGGGAAGGCTGTCATCACTGCATCACCTTCATTGCAGTGGAATAGTCTATCCATTTCCATCTCGATTAAGTCTAAGTGATTCAAGACATTCCATAGCCAGACATTCATTTGGTCAGGAGTTTTGAATGCAGGGATGCGTTTAAAAGATGCATGATAACCCGCTGGACGAGCGTTGGAGCCACGGCTAAGATAAGCAAATCCTACGCCACAGAACTCGACTCCAAGAACTTGTTCAATAGGAAACATACAATAAAGGCAGTGTGTGTAAGTCCCGTTTTGAATACCTAAATGAAATTCCTCTCCCCACCGATCATAGTTTAACCACTTCTCGCTTGTAGTCTTATGATCCCAAGAGAAGATTCTATCGCTTTCAAAATTATGCATGATAGAGTCCATTCGGTAGTAGAGAAATCTCTTGTCGTCAACAGGTACAGTGCCAGAGATTTCAGTCATCTTTTCACCGTTGAGAATGACAACTTCATTTTCCACTAAGTCACTCTGTCTCTCTTCACGGAACTTCATCAATGCTCTGAGGACAGCAGTTGAAGTTTTTGGTTTATAGATTGCCTCATCTTCTTGAGAAAACACCTTTCGATAATGGCTTATGAAAGTGTCAAAGGCACCTTCTACATCATCATAACCGTGGATGAGTTGATGTTCCCTGGCTCGATGCCAACACTCACCGAAGTAAAGATCATGGTTAGGGTAATCAGCTCTCCATCCGAGGAGGTGAGAGAAGAAGTACTTGCGTGGGCAAGCGAGCCAATCGTCAAGTTTTGAGGAATCTTTTATTTCCCAGGTTGGATGTTCCTTTAATGGGAAGGTCATGGCTTTTCTCTCTTTACTGAGCCATCTTTATTATATTTAGTTGGATAGTAATCGCTGTTAGCTGGTCTTTCTTTATTACATCCAATACATTCTTCATAGCTTATCCATCCCTTAGTGACACCACACTCTTTACATGCTTTATCCATTGTCTTCTTCTCCTTATAGTTTGTTCATAATTTGAATGATCTTATGTCTTTCTCAGAAGATGTTGATCGAGAAGCAATTGAGTCATGCGAAGAACCCTGTCTATATAACTTATTGACTCAGTTGCAGAACCAAGTACACCACCTGAGTCTGCATCTTCTTGGATCACTTTGTGATGCAGAGCTTCCTTCCTCCACTTCTTTAAAGTCCTTTCTGTAATTGGCATAGTTGTTACCTCCTTATAGTTCTAGTCTGCTGAATACATCTTTGATATAGTCTGTCAATTTCTCAAGGTTTCCATTTCTAACCTTTATTGATTCAGCCAATTGGACTATGCAAGGATCAACCTCTCTTTCTTCTTTTTCTCGAAGTTCTGGTTGTCTTAATACAGGTGCCATAGCATCTACTAATCTATTTACAGCGCTTTCAAGAGCCTCTATTATTTCCGCTTGTCTGTTTAAGCATTCCTCTACCTGACTCACTCTTGGTGTACTTGTCATCTGGCCTGATGCATCTATCATAATTTATCTCCTTTCTCCGTACCACTGCATGAAGTTTTCAGTAAATAGTTTACACTTCTCACCGTTTCGATAAAAGAACGGCTCACAATCTTCATCCTGTTCTGAAATCAAGATGCCATGATACTTATGTGCATCTTTAATAATTTCAGGAGCAGGCTCTGCAATCCACCAAGAAGGTTTATAATCTTCTTGGCTAGTGCAGGATGTTAAAGTAATGAGACTAAGGAAAAATATGATTCCTTTCAATGTAAACTCCTTTATTAAATAATAGTAAATTAAGTGTCCCATGCTTTCTCGCAAAGATCGCACATGCAATTGAGTTCATCACATTCAGGGCACAAGGTACTATGAAATCTTCACTTGAGGAATCTTCAAGCACCTCCGTGAACTGTCTGAAAATGTTATTAGTCGCATAGCGATTCATTGAGCCTTCACTGAGGAACACTATCTCACCAAATTCTTCAGCGGCAGAAAAGTTATGGGTAGATTTATTTACTATGAATACCTTAGGCATCTTCTGGTTCCTCACTGATGTCGTTTGCAGGTGATGTATTGTTGAATGAAGACATTTGGTCGAGGACACTTGGCGGAGCAGATGATTTAACTACTTCCTCAGCTCGTCTGTCTCTCAATTCTCCAGTGCCAACCATTCCAGGAGGAGGAGAAAGTCCATCTAGTTTTTCTTCAAACTTTCCCTTCTCTTCTTTCTTCATGAAAGCTGGAACATCTATTGGGAGTGAGTCTATGTCAAGTGGTTCCTCAGGGCATTCATGAGGTGGGATCATGTTTATGATTCTTGCGTGACTCTTCAAGGCACGGCGAGTTACTTCAAGGCAAGTGCCACAGTTAGAACAGTAGACAGTTTTCATTAGTTTTCTCCTTCTTTTATCCAAGTACAGGCAAAGCAAATCTTCATCATCCAGCGAACGAAGGCATTAGGCACAGCGCCTTCCGTTGGCTGATATGTTAGACCATAGTCACTAGCTGGGTTATTCCCGAATAGATAACATTTCCATTCAGAGTCTTTTGGCAATTCAATTTTTTTCGGATCCATTTTCAACTTTCCTTATCTCCACCTTGCACTGTTCCCAAGGTTTGGCAGTTTTGTCAAGTTGAACAATGACACATTCGAGTTTTTCTTCAATCTCCAAAAGTCCAGATATCTCAGCACTAAACTTCATCGGGACATAACCACACATTGCAGCATTCTCAAACGTAGCATATTCAATGCGTACTGCGTTGGAGTCAAAGCGGTTAGTAGGTTCAGGGATTAATAATAGGTGATTATCGACCTCCATTAAGTCAAGAACTGTACTCATGTTATGGTGCTGTACTCCGGCAATAAAGAATTCCTTTACAACTGTGTAATCTTTTTCTTCTTCATTTGACATAGTCTATTCTCCTTTTCAATACTTGTGTTATTACATTTCTACATCTTTGACAGATGTAGCGCCCTTTGCTTTCTCTCTTGATTGTCCATAGTGGATTGCACAAGTGACAAGATTTAATTGGGATAGGTTTCATGATCTCCTCAGCTGTTCCATTGTTAAGTTTTCGTAAAGTGGAGATATTTCACAAGGATCTATTCCATACTCCATTACTCTATCTATTTCTCTTTCAACTGAGTCAATAGCCATTTCACCATGAAGAATATTTAGCATTTTGAAGCCTTTAACTATAGTTTGTGACTCAGCTGCTTTAGCCATCCGATCTAAGAGTTTAATAGTGTTATCTAAGTGATC